AATACGCTTTCAGCATCTTGTTCAATAGAGCCAGAATCCCGTAAGTCTCGTAATATAGGGCGTTTATTGGCTCTTGACTCGCATTCTCTGTTCAACTGAGACACTAATAATGCACACATATTATGTGTTTTAGCGGCTCTCTTGTACTGTTTCATAATTGCATCAACACGAAGTCTGTTATCATCAACACCAAATACATCTATTAAACCAATATAGTCATCAACAACTACATCGGGTTTGTGTTTTCTAATTTCACGCATTGCTTGGTCTATATCAAATATATTATCAAACATCATTAGGTTTTGAAAATTATCTTTAATTCTGTCTTTGGATACTTCTAAATCTTTTTCTTCTGCACTGCTCATAGATTCTGAGCGTAGTGTTCCATAACTAATAAAGTCTGATTCCATAACAATAAGTTTCTTCATCATCTCTACATTAGACATTTCTCTATTAAACACTATAACTTTTTGTCCTGTGTAGACTAAATTTCTGACTATGTTTAACATCATTGTAGATTTAAAGTGCCCGGGTCTGCCCGCTATCACTGTAATCTCACCACGCGTCATTCCACCTGTCAGTTTGTCAAGATTACCATAGTTATATGGTATCAATGTATTGTGCGCTTTAATACTTTCAATAGTATTATCAACTAGAGTGCTTAAGTCAAATTTCTCTCTAGTCTTTAAGTTTAATATATCTTCTATTTCATTGTTTAATTTCTGTAATACTTCATACGCTTTTTCTCCGCCAATACCCATGAGACTTTTAATCTCTTGAGATTTTCTAACAACCTTGCGTATTAACCATTTTTCATATAATATCTTTGCGTAGTTCTCCGCATTTGCAGTCGTAGGCACATCTTCCATTAAGCCTGTTAAATAATAAGCAGTAACTTTATCATCATTTGGTTTAAATTTTGATAGTAGTGTAACTGTATCAATTACACCTTCTCCGTTTCTACGCATAGAACTCATAGCTTCCCACACTAAACGATTTGTATCAGTATAAAATACTTCCGGGTCAGGTATGAGTCCACCAACTTTATCTATTACATCATTATTAATTAGTATTTGCCCTAATAATGCTTTTTCAGTTTCAGGCGAGTGTATTGCTAATTGCATATTAACCCCTTATAATTGTCCATTCATGCGAATAATCCATAAAACCTAATTTTATTCTTTCGTATTTAAATTTATATCCTACGCTTTTAAGCATATCTATCTTTGAAGCGACCGCTATTTCTCCATATTGGATTAAAGCAGACGCTTCGCTGATAGTGTCGTATTTCTCAAAATGACTTGCTATTCTGTATGTGGAAGGGTAGTTAGCTAGTTCAGGGTTCTTGTAAGGGTCGCCACAATAGCCTTTTTTCTTCCTGTTTTTGACATCCATGTTTCCTCGTGTACTGTTATCATTACTTCTTTATTAACTATCATTTCATCAAGTAGCGGCGGTAGTTCATAAACAACCTTATCCTGCTCTTTGACCTTCTTTAATTCAATCCCAAGTTTATCGAGGAACTTCTTGTAATATACGTTGCGATGAGGTTCGCATTCTTTGTAACGAAATAAACCGTTGTCGCGTACAAACATACCTCCAAACTGAGGATGGTCTTTGTCTATTTGATAGCGAGGCCAGTATATATCGCACTCAGCACCACTTTTTACTTTTGTTGAAAGCTTACTGCGTAAACCAACAATAGTAGACTTATATGTGCCGGGTTGTATTTCTTCTACAAGTTCTTCTTCATAGTACGCCTTTTTTGGCGTAGCATTACCGAGGATATCGTTTACGCTACTCACTTGCAGCTGTTTTTAGCTCTTGCATTCTTTTAATTGATGCTTCCCAATTATTACTGTTGATTTTATTTGTTGATAAAGCATCAAGAACAGTAGCTTTTTGTTCATCAGATAAAGTATTAGCTTCCGTAACTACTTTATCACGCCATTTCGGGTCAACAGTACTACGGCTAAACTCTTTTTTAAGCGTACTAACATATTTATTATCATCAAATAAACCCATAAATACATCAGCATTAAAACCAAGTTTAGATAATCCTTTAGTCATAGCGTCTGTTGCTACCTTTTTTGCAAAGTCATCATCAACTCTACTGTTTGCGTGGTATTTAATAGAAGAATGAATTGGAACTTCTCCAACATCCTTACCATATTTATACCATAGCGTTCCTTGATACAGAACAAGACCTGTATCTTCATAGCGCTGAAAAGATTCTTCTTTAACGCCCCAACCAATACCAAAAGGGCCGAACGCTTCTGTGGCTTTATGCACTTGATATTGAGCGCCAATAGCAGTGAAACCGCCACGTTGATTAACCTTTTTAGTAAACTTTGGGTCTGTCTTTTCTACGCTATCCCATAGTTTAGTATTACTCATTTCTTCTCCTTTTTACTTTTTTTTGCGCTTTTTTCCTTTTGACGTTCTTTATAAGGAAAAAGGGCTGCACTTGAAGCAGGTGGTTCGCGAAAATCTTCTTCTACCTTATCCTTTATTCTTTTTTCAGATTCTTTACTACGCTCGCTTTTTCCAATCAAAGATTTAACAACATTTTTTAAATCTCTAATTTCAAGTTCGAGTTTCATCAGGCGCTTGTCTACTTCTATTGCTCTTCCCATACTTAACTCCTTTCACTGTTCTAGTAATTATACCTCGGTTATTTACGCCAGTATACATTTTAGTATCAAACCAGTTTTTCCAGTCCTTACCAAAATAATGTAACAAGTCTAATATCCGGGCTTCGTTTTTAATTCTATAAAATCTCTTTTTGTCAATACCTCTATCAGTACCAAACATTCTGTTAGTCCATCTATGCGTACTAACTATTTTATCTGTATTAATTTTTTTCATAATTCTTAGGTGATAGTGCTTTCACCAATCCAACTAACCATAAAACAGACGCTAATACAATCATTACCCAACCTATATCTACCATAATCATTTTTTAATACCTCCGCATATATCAAAGTAATCACAATATTTAGCGTTGCACTCCCATTCATAAACAGGGCTTGTTCCCAGCTCAAGGGCTGGGGGTTCAGGCTGTTCCTGAGTAACTTCTACTGTCGCTGTCCAATAGTCATGCGCTCTTTGCATCATAGACATAGGTACGTCTACTTCACGCATATCTGAATTGTCTTTGTTGTAATATAAAAGTTTCATGCCGTTTAATTTGTCATATTCTTGTTCATACCATATTCCATATGTCGCAAGTTGCAAAGAATAGTTTTCTGGTACATCTGGTTGAAATTTCCTTCCAAATAAACTACGCCACTTCCAAGAGTTGCAAGTTTTAATATCTATTAATATATCGTCTGCTACTAACGCTAAGTCTATAAAACCTCTGACGTTGTATTCTTCTATAAATAATTCTTTTTCTATGAATATAGGCAATGCGTTTTTATCAGCATACCAACGCATAGCATCTTGTATGTCTGTATGTATTAAATCGCCTATTCTAAATATTCGAAGTGTTTTGTCTTCTACTTCTTTTCCCTCTGCCTTTAGGACAGAGCCGTAGTAATGCTTGCGCATACACAGCCCTGCCCGCGAGGAGTGAAAGAAAGATTCCATCCCTTTGTATCGAGATGAATTCTTCTTGTCGCGTAGGTTACGAAGATACTGTTGATATATCTCTTTTACGTCTGACATCTTTTTTGTCGTTCACATACACTGAATTGTTTTTATTTGTATCAACATAGTCGCATATCAATTCCTCTAATTGGTCTTGAATATGCACTTCGTTCAAAAAACATATCAGCTTAAAATGCGCCCATACTTTGTCAGTACATCTAAAAGAACGGCTACGCGGTATATCTCTTGAACTTTTCCTTTTCATAATTGATTTATCCTTTGTGAGTTACGAAGTTATAAACCATGATATTAGCTTCCAAATGTTTTTTAAAAAACAAAAAAACATCACTAGCTAACTACCATCGCTTTTTCCATTTACTGTTACCTAACCATTCACTAATTACTACATAAATTAGAAATGATGAAATAGTAAACATTAAAAGCGCTAATGAAAATATGAAAAAGTTCGCTACGAGATTAGCTATTGTTATCATATTCGCTTTTCCTTATTTTGTGTTAATATATTAAAAATCCGCCACTATTAATACAGAACTCTGCAAACTCTTCAACATTACCAGCGTAAAATGGATAACTAACTTCTTGTTTGTTTCCATCGCTATCAAATTCTGAATTGGTAAGTCTTTCATAATCCTTAGCAGAGCCATCACGCAAAAGCTTTTTAAGTCTTTTACCTATGCGAGTTGCTTTTGTTTTGGATATTTTATGACCATCGTTATAATGACCGCCTATCATATTCTTTTCGCTTAGTATGTCTGAACAGTTTTTACAAACAAAATCCCATAAAGGTCGCCAGAACCATACATTGTTGCGAAAGTAATGACCAACAACTTCCGTTTCATAATCATCAATAGCTTTGAAATATTCTTTCCATTCTGTTTCTGTGGGATTATCATCCGGGTCAATAGTTGGTTTAACTGCATTGTTTGGATTATGCGGATTTAAACCATATATATCAAAACCCATTCGCTTTCTCCTTTCTTTTTCTTTTATTACTTTTCTTTTTCTTTAATATAAGTATTTATAGTATTATATATATAATATAGTAAAGCGTAGTATATAAATAATATATATACTACGCATATTACTATACATTACTTTACTACTATATAATATATATATAATAGTAAAGGCGCTTGTGTTTAAAAGAAGCGAACTTTATTTGCATCTGACAACTTATAGTTGTAGATTCCTTCTAGTAAACGAATATAGTCAGTAACAGTTGTAAGCTTTTTGATAGTGTGCCTCCTCTGTTCTAACTTTGACAACATACGCTTATGGTCGTATTCGTCATGTTCAAAAACACGCTTAAAGGCATTTGCAAAACGATTGTATGTTGCAAACTTTACGTATTTTTGTACATCTAGCAGCGCATCTGCTATTTTCTCTGAGTAAAGAAGGTCTACAATTTGCAAATCTCCTGTACGCAGAGTTTTCATTGATTGATTACCAAACAATAAGAGTCCAGTAGAAGGCGACAGATTATAACCTCTGTCCTTACTAATAAACTCTTCAAATGTTCGATATTCGACATAACCCATGTCAGCGTACATATGGATAAAATTGCTAGGTTGCCATTTCTTTTGACTTTCGTTGATTCTCGCAACAGTGTCAAGATTGACTTTACCTACAACAATATTGTACCATATATGCACACCTGCTCTTTTAGCGGCGAAAAAACGATGTTGTCCATCTAATATACGCATTTGCTCATCAACCATAATAGGACAATACTTTAAAAAGTTTTCTCCTTTTTTGATTTTATCAACAAGCGTATTGACATGACTATCGCTTATATCGCGATTTCCTGATATTCGACTAAACTTAGCATATTGCTTAGTACCAAAAGACATATGAGTTTTTAGCGTTTCATCTAAAACCTCGCTTTTCCCATTAGTAGAAAGCATATTAAGTAGTTTATCATCATCAGGAGTTAGGTTTTTATCATAAAGCGATTTATATTTCTTCGCTTCAGATTCCCAATCTATTGTATCTTTCATACAATACTCCTTTTTTGTTAAGAGTCGCTTAGTTGCGACTCAGTGGATATGCAGGTTGCGAACCTGTTGTAGAAAATGAAATACCACAAACAAAAACTACAAGTTATCACATAACCATATCCATTTGTAGGGCGCTAGCTTTATTACGGCATCTACCTACAATTACTACGCTTCAGCTACAAATTCTCCCGGCTTAGGCATTAATCTTTCATATTCTTCTACATAAGATTGTTGCCAATCATCTATACCTTCTTTTTTACCACGCCATCTTCTGAAATCTTCAAGAATAATATCTCGCGTTTCAGGATTATCCATCAACTTCTTAAGTATGTCGTCAAAGTTGTCAGACGCTTTGATGTTCATTTTATCAATCAAATCGTACATCTTTTTACTAGCCGTAAATTTACCGCCAGTAGAAGTACCTAACTCTTTCACCGTCATAACTGCACCATCTTCCGCTATTTCTTCTTCAACTCTAGGTTCAAAACCACAATCTACAAGAACTTTATCAATAGATTTTCTGTGCAGCTTCTCAATATCTTCCATCATTGTGTTTATCGCTCCTTTTATAGCATCTTCCGGCACTTGTTTTTTGAGTTTTTCTAATTGAACGCCATCTTCATCAATAAAACCGTAGCTAACATCAACAGTACCAACACTATTGTATCTACCAGACATCATTGAACCACTCTTTTTAGCTGCTTTTTTACTTTTTAAGTGAAAAACCATAGAGGGTGGCGGTAAATCATAGGTCATACCTTCTTTTCCTTCTTGCGTACAAACTATTTTAGCATATTGTTTATCCCAATTATCAACTAATACAGTATGAAAACGCATTTGAGTTATAGCTGTCGCCATTGAAACGGCAGTAGTATCGAAAAAATCAGTAAATTCGCTGAATTTTTCCATATTCGCTTTAAGTTCTTTAAAGAACTCTTGTGGCGTACTGCTATTATTTGCTGAAACTTGGCATTTACTTACCAAATTACTAAATAGCGGCTTAGCTTTTTGCATTTCAACTTTACTAGCAACCTTAACATTGATAGCCGCATGGGCATCTGCCGTTAAGCATACATAGTAACTTTGTTGTTTAGACATATTACGCTCCTTTTTTTTTGTTATTATTTAAGTTTTTTGATTACCTCCACAAGTTTATCCGGGCTATTTATATTATGATACAGTTTTCCACCGTGATTTTCTAATTTCTTACCAAACTCTTTAAATCGTTCGCTTCTGTGAGCTATGTCATTGTTTTCATCGTGAGACATAACTATCATTGTATTTACGCCCATATTTTTTCTTATGACAGGAATACAATCAGAGTCGCTAAATAGCAATACAGTTCTATTTTTTAAGTATTTCCATTCATACGCTCTATTATATATATCTTCTTCATTCCATATTGGAATAAAATCTTTTGTACGCCTACAATATTTATGAACAATTCTACCATTAGGCGCATCATACAGCTCTATATCATCATATTTTGCTGCTAATTGTGCTATAAGACCATAAAAACTAGCAACACGCTTACAAGATGGAGAAGTATCCAACATAAGTATAATACGCTCTTTAGTTCTGTCTTTTTTACACTTATTTACTGAATATTTAGTAACAACACGCTCTGTTAAAAGACGTTCATCCCAAAAATCATCGCCTTCTACGTCTACGCCACTGTTATCTTCTGCTAGTTTGCCTATTAAATTGGCAAAATCAGTACCATAACGCCTATTTCTTGATTTATAGTAGTCTATACCTAAAGAAGGCGCATTATGTTCATTGTGTTTGAAATTTTGGTTAGTATCTAATTTTTTATTATTAATCTTTCCGCTATCATCTCTTTCAATGTCATTATATCTGCTATAATGTAACTGACTTTCAAAGTCATATATATCATTTATGCGCTTATCTAGTTGCTTTCTTTCATCTCCCGTTAAATCATCAATGTTTTCTTTTATTGTTTGATTTATATTTTCTACTCTGTCATATAAACTTTGCGTATTATAAACATGCGCTTTAGATGTTTTAGAAACAAGCTTATTGTTTGCATATAATTCTTTACCCGCATCATACATTTTATTTGATTTATTATTTAATTTAGCGGTTGGTACTTTTTTAATTTTAAGTTTACTTGGTATATTATTTTTAATAGAGCGAGAGGTCTGACTTCCGCCAGACCCCTCTTCACTACCGACAACCACTCTAGGAGCGTGTGTGTCATTATTTTCATCACTCCACTTGCGCCAATCTCTGTTAATCTTTAATTTCATATGCTTCCTTAAGTGTTTCTAAGAGTGTTATTGTCGATTTTATTTTATTTGATAATAAAGCGTTTGATTTGTCGAGACAGTCGCCACTCCAAAAATTACGCCATATTATCACATGGTCAGACACAAATAAACAAGATACTTCATTCTTATGCAACGCATCGAGATTATCTTTCGATACTCTCCATCCGCTCTTCTGCATATGCTCTAAAGTATTTTTTGTATCTGTCTTAAAGCAACTGTATAATGGAATGTAATCAGTAAGCCCTAGAGCGAACTTAAATACATTTATATCGGGTGCTTTACCTACGCTTACCCAAACACAATCATTGCCATCATAGTCATAGTGCGCTAATAAGCTTACTAGCCTCACTTGAATATCATTTGCTTTAATTACCTTAACATCCGGAACTATTTGATATTGAAATTTCGCTTTTCTAGCGTGTAAGTCATCTATTTTAGATGATATATCAATATCGCTATATTTCTGTGGAGGTTTAGGCATAAGCATCTGACAATAACCGTTTGTGCGCTTCAGATTCTTGAGCATTATATTGCCTATTTTATCTTGTACTCTCGCTTCCTTAAGGTAGAAAGGTACAATATCGCTACCTGAAAGCATCGGATGAGTTATGATGGTTTCAATGTTACGTAATTCCGGTAATTGTATTAAGTTATGCTTAGCATTCATTTGCATAGCTAGAAACAAACGCGTTACATAACCTAAGTTTACAATTATCTCAGTTTTACCATCTTTCCATCGCACATCTACCCAATCTCTCTTCACTTTAACATCGCGTGGTCTATCTTTGCCATCATACGTTTCACGAGCAATTATTTCCTTAGCGGAATACTTGTTCTTCGTATATTTACCACGAACTAATCTACGCATCTCATCAAGTGATATGTCTTCGGTAGTGAATACTATCTCACCTTTCGCCCTTGTCCGTTTAAATCTAACCATTAGTTCGTTAGCGTTGTGTAGTGGAACAGGTTTTTTAGCAATAATGCAATCATTACGTACTTCCGCCCAATCAATGAACTGTGGTTCTGTTGGCATATCGCCAACTGTATCAGTTAATACTGAATAAGCACTATCATCACGGCTCATAACGCCATAAACGTCATCATCATCAGAAATACCTTGTACAGTTTCAAATGTACTGTCAAAGTTTCTTAAATCAGACATTTTAGGCATCTCTACGCTATCAGATTTATCCTTATCCTCACCAAACGCTTTAATATAAGCCTCTGGCGTTAACTTTGCTTTCTGTTCTTGCTTATAGTCTTGCCATACACTCTTCTCAGCTTCGCTAAGTAAAGAATGATTTTCATCAGTTTTTGTTATGTACTGATAAACTAGCGTATCCCAATCAGCACCTTTACCAAGAAATGAAATAGCATCTAATAATTGACGCAGTTCTTGTATCGTTGCAGGTTTGGGCATATCCGCCATCAGACATTTCTGATACAGACTAATAGCATTAGGGCGAAAAGGACTACTCTTGTGTGTTTTCTTTAGCGCTTCATTAACTAATGTTGGTGCTAATGGCATAAGGTCTATTTTAGGAAACCTACGCAGTAACGCTTCTGAAAAATCACGTTCATCGTTCGCAGTAAAGAATATTATCATATTATCTAAATTTGCCTTAACATCATCTCCGTTAGGCACTGATAAGCGACCATATTGCAGAAAGTCTAAAAAGAAACCATCTGCGCTTGGTTTTGTCTTATCCCATTCATCTAATACAACAACAACTTTCTCGCTTTGTGATGCTTTTGACGCTTCGAATATTTTACCATATTCTATTTTGACACCGGAAGTAGTTTCTTCGCTCGGCCAAATACGCATCAATAGGTCATCTTCGCGAGTACCTGCTGAACATTGATGGAAGTATAATTTACGCTCAAGAATCTCAGACAACACCTGAGGTAGCAGACTCTTTCCAGTCCCGGCGGGACCGTACAGAAACGCACCACCAACAGGCTTTGATTGAATTGCAGACGCTATATTTGAAGCAAAAGAGGTATTACAAATGTAATCCTTTTCATTCAATGCGGTATGCAATCCTAAGACTGAGATATTATCTTGCATCGCTTTTCCTTTTTCGTTATTTGTTATCACATACAACAATTACTTGTCGCTGTGCTTTCTTTGATAAATTCTATCTTAGGCGCAAGAACTCAAATATCCTGTAAATGAGAAACTGTCGCCTGTACTTTAACATAGCACTTGTAAGTGCGTGTACTCTTTTCTTTGATTCTATATGAGTGCGACCAAGCCAATACTGCTGCTCTATCGCTCTTATTGTATTTGTAAAGATACTTAATTTATCTTCTTCTTTCATAAAACTTTCCTTTTCGCAATAGGAGATGAATAGCGGAGTTGTGAGTGGGAGGATGCTTGTATTGAAATACCGCTACTCATCTGTTGTCTATTGCTTTATTTAGTTCATAAACAAATGTCTCTGCGCTCATACGTCCATTATCATATTGACTAGTTAAATAACGCAGTTTACTTTTCTTGATATTTCTATAATACGCACTGTTATCTTCAGTGTACAGATTAAAATCTTTATCTACTCTATATCGCATACCATTAGCTTCAAATGTTACTAGCTTGTCCGGAATATATCTATTACACGCAGGTAAGCCTTTGTATTTATCTTCTGGTGGTACGCTTTTGTCTGGCTTATGTATTATTACTTCATTTACTACGCTATCTCTTATAACTACGCGTAAATTAAATTGACTATAATACTTTGCTAAATGATTAACTACAATATCTCTCGCTGTTGAATAGTGTGTCGCTTTGTGTGTGTAGTACACTACTTTTCCCTTTCTATCACTAGTAAAATCTTTAGCGATAAACTTGGTCGAATGGCGATTTATTTTTATTGTTAGTTTATCCAAGTATTGAATCCGAGGGTTTAGGGTGTGTTAGTATGTGTATCTTTAAATATAGCATAAAAAAAGCCTATCCAAAGATATGAATAGGCTTGATTTATTACAAACAATATATATATTATTTGTTTTGCTTAGTCTTATCCTTCTTAGGTGTCGTTTTATTCTGTGCTTTTTCGGTAGCTTTGAATATTTCCTTAAACTTCTCTTCACTAACTCCAGCTTTATTCGGTTCTACTACCCTAAACAAGGGTTGAACTTGTATTAATTGGTTCTTACCATCTAATACATAGCCCTTCTTACCTGTCGTAGTTACATTAGGTAGTTTCTTAATAGCTTTAGTAAATGATTCTTTCAATGTTGTAATTGTAGAATTATCTACTACCTTGCCAGTTCTAGCCTTAGGAAAAGAATTTCCTTTAGCTTCTTGCATCTGTACCCAATCATCAAAGCCTTGTTCGTTGAATACTTCATTACCGTCTACTAAGTCAGTAAATAAAGTTTCTTTGAATTCAGCTACTTGAGCATTAGTGTATTTTATAGACATATTATTATCCTTTATTTTATTTTGTTTAATTGACAGTATCAATATAGTGTATTGGTTTAATTAGTGTCAAGTTTTAAATAAAACAATAAAACAATTTAATACAGTGTTTGTTTGTTGCCTTGCTTTACAGATAGCAAACTAATAATTATACATAAGAATTGAACATAATATATATTATACGACAAGTTTTTTCAACCTGTTTCCAATAGAGTCGAAAACCGACTGACCGGGGTCGGGGGGGGATAAAAGACCCACACCCAAAGTGACCCTATTTTTTGCATTTTCCTTAAAACAGCGCTAAAAACCCTCAAAATATTTGTGAAAAATTTTTTTCAAGTTTTGTATAGTATATATAGTATAGTATAGTAATAGAAATAACTATTATATGCGTATAGTATATATTATATATATAGCGCTATATATTATATATATATTACAAAGCCTAAAAATTGTAAATTTGACATTTTCATTATTAATGCTTAACTTCCGCTGTGCTAGAGTCAGAAAAGAAGAAAAAATTGGCACAAGCTAAGAAACATTGCTGTAATTGGGTTAACAATATATGCATAGGAGCTATGATGAAACATGAAAACGGGGTATTATACCAAATAGTAGACAAAAAGTATGCGGACAAGCCTTGTAAAGCTTATGATTGTGAGTACTTTGAAAATATAGTAGTACCGATAGTGCAGAATGAACATTAAAACATTCGACAGCGAGGCTTTTGCAGTTGATGCTGAAGCTCATTTTTATCTATGGTGCTGTGATTGCAACTTAAGACACTTAGTTGTAATAGAAGCTATGGGTAAAGGTGCTGAGGATTTTAAAGAAAAAGGCGGCAAAATAGCAATTGGCATGCTCAGAGATGATATAGCCACTGATATGTCGCGTAAGAACAATAATATCGTATTATATAGTAGGAAACATGGCAAGAATAAAGAAAAGTAAAAAGCGTAGAGCTCTTATTATACCAGATGTGCATTTTCCGCTACAGGATGATGCTGCTATAAACTGCGTAATAAAGGCTATACCAATAATAAAACCGAATATATTCGTATGTTTGGGTGATTTAGGCGAATGGAAGAGTGTTTCTCCATTTAAGTATAAAAGACGTAAGCGCCCACCATTAGAATATGTTATAGAAGAATTAGAAAAAGAACAAGCTAAGGTCAATGCTGGTCTTGATTTGTTTGATAAAGCATTAAAAAGGGTAAAATGCGAAGAAAAGCACATGATTGAAGGAAATCATGATAATTGGCTAAATATGTTTGTAGAAGAATATCCATATTTGGATAAATATAAGTATAAAAATATTATGAGTCTGGATAATAGGGGGTATAAGTACTATCCCTATGGAAAGCTCATGCGTATAGGTAAGTTATACTTCTATCATGGTGGTCATTACTCTACAATTAACCATACTAGACAACATACTATGAATTTAGGTAAGAATATAGTATATGGACATACTCACGATGTTCAACGTGCTGGCGTTACTCATGTAGATGGCGCTCATCATGCCTTTTCAATGGGTTGTTTAAAAGATATGTCTAGTGAAACAAATATGTGGTTAAATAATAGACAGGTTAACTGGGCTCATGCCTTTGGAGTAGTTGATTGGTTTCCTAATGGAGATTTTCGTTTAGAGGTTGTCGACATAGTAAATGGTAAAACATTTCTATGGGGAAAGGAAATAAACGGCAACACAACCGCGTCCGGAGGAAAAAATGCTAATAAAGCTAAGAAATAAGAAGTAATAAGGTCGGTAGTGGCGCGGTATAAATTAGTAAAGGGTGTTAAACAGCCTGCTTTTGAAGATGTAGATGAATTTAGGGAAATATACCCTGATGACTATATATATGATAATTGGCGTGATGCACCTACAGATTCATGGACTATGACTGATGATGGTCAGGTTTGTAGAATAATAAAGCGCTTACCAATGAAAGGTGGTGGTGAATTAGTTACTACAATACTAGGAACTAGACATACAGAGCGTAAACACTTAATGTCCGGTTTACCACCTAAAAACATATATAGCTTATCTAGGCATGAAAGTAGTAATGTGCACAGGGCTAATAAAACAAATATATCGCGAAGAGAGAAGTTATTTGCTAAATATGTTGCAAAAGGAATGAATCCTACAAAAGCGTATTTAAAGGTATATCCTACTAATAGAGAGGATTATGCCAATAATCAAGCAACAGCCTTGCTAAAAACAGAAAGGATTAGTAAATTGGTTAGTGAAGAAATAAAACAGTCTATGCTAAAGGTTGGTATAGACGAAGATTATTTACTTGAGAAAGCAAAAGTAATAGTTGATAAAGATGAAGCTAGAGATTCCGACAAACTTAGAGCATTGGAGATGTTAATGAAAATAGCTGGCATGTTTCCAAAAGAAAAGAAAACAGAGTCTCTTGCTGTATTTGAAGGCTTTAGTAAAGAAAAGTTAGCTCAATTAGGTGGAGCTAGCGTAAAATTAATATCTCATGGAGAAAAAGACCCTGCTTAAAGATGGCTTTAGTGATGTATCCATAGAAAACATGCCTGTAGTTATTACTAGCAGTAAAAAATGTTTTGTATGTGATAGAAGTGTTTCTAATAGAGATAAAATGGTAATATTTGAAGAATATGGTAAACCAAGAAGTTATTACTGCATTCATTGTCATTCGGTCTTTGGAGATGACGATATATTGATATTTGCCAATACTAGTAAAAATAATAATATAGTGGGGTTATCATGAAAGAAAGTTGGTTTAGTGATTGGCTAGATATAGATGTAGTTGAAAAAAAGGAAAAGAAAAAGGAGAAAAAAAATGAAAACAATAATGGTGATAGTATACCTAACACCGGTAAGCCCAATACTAACAGTACCCGTTTGTTATAGTATATATAAATTTACAAGTTGGATAAAGTCAATAATTTTAACATAAACCCCTCTCCTTCTGAAATGAAGGAAGCTGATGAAATATTAGCTAATTCATATAAAGACTTACTTTATTTTGGTAGGGCTTTTTTACCAAAAGACTTTTTAAATAAAAGTACTTCCCCAAAGTTTCATAAACTAATAGCTAAAAAATTAATTAGTACTCAACCCGGAGCTAGGATATGTAATATTCTTCCTAGAGGTTTTGGTAAGTCTATATTGTCAAAAGCAGCTATATTACATAAAATGTTATTTAGTCCTAAAGAAGAACAGCAGTTTATTGCTTGGATTGCGGAAGAACAGGGTCAGGCTATTGACCATTTAAAATATGTTAAGACTCATTTAGAGGTAAATAAGTTTATTCGATACTATTTTGGCGATATGGCTGGAGATACATATGGTAATCGTTGGACTGAAAAAGATATTGTAACTGCTAAAGGCGATAGAATGATAGCAAAAGGTACTTCACAGCGCTTACGTGGTCGTTCTGAGTTAGATGTACGTTATACTGGTATTATACTTGATGACTTTGAATCTGAATTAAATACTAAAACACCAGAACGTAGAGCTGAAATTAAAAAATGGGTAGTATCTACTATATATCCTGCATTAGAAGAATCTGCTGGTAGAGAAGGTTGGATATGGTTATGTGGTACTATTGTACATTTTGATAGTTTTTTACAAATGATTTATGATGGATATAATGAAGCTACAGATAATGGTAGAACATATCCTTGGGATTTAACTTTTTATAGAGCTATTGAAAATGATAAACCTATATGGCCAGAACAATTCTCAAAAGAAAAGCTAGCCGCTAAGAAAAGAGAATTTATAGAAGCTGGTTTAGTTAATAAATTTGCTCAAGAGTATATGAATGATGCTCGTGATGTATCTACTGCAGCATTTAAGATAGATAGAATACAATATCATGCTCATGAATTTAAATCAATAGATAGAATGGCTTATTTAGCTACTACAGATGAAATGATACCTGTTAATGTTTATATTGGAGTTGATATAGCAGCAACAGCTACAAATACATCAGATTTCCAAGTAATAATGGTTATAGCTATGGATAAAGAAAAAAATCGTTATGTATTGGAATATTTCCGTGAACGTATCCCTACATTTGATTTACCACAAATAATTGTAGATATGGCTAATAAATACTCTCCTGTACGTAGAGCCACAATAGAAACAGTAGCTGCTCAAGAAATGGTAAGAGATATGGTAACAAGACTTGCTCATAGTGATAAAAGACTTATTCCGGGTATATTCAAAGGCGTTAAACCTCCGGGTGGTATAAAAAAAGAAGATAGATTAGAAACAACACTAGGGCCTATTGTTAATTCTAAAAAATTATTTATAAGACGTAGTATGACAGAATTGGTAGATGAATTTTTTGAACATCCATTTCCGAGACATGATGATTTAATGGATGGATTGTATTACGCTGACTATTATGCAAAAGCGCCTTCAAGCTCTAGAATGAAAAAAAGTGAGTATAAAAGTGTTAGTAAAAAGAGAGCGAAGAGGGGAAAAGTATACAATTGGATGACCGGACTAAGAAATACTTGACACTTTAATTTTTTTTTCATAACTTTGGCGCCGTATGCCAAACATAAAATTAGACCCCAGAGCGAAAGAGAATCAAGAATTATGGCAACGCTGGAGAGATGCGCGTTCATCTTGGGATACAGAAGCTCGTTCTGATATAGATTTCTATTCAGGAAATCATTATACAACAGATGAAAGCGATGACCTTTCTGCTGTAAACCAAGCTGCAGTACCAATGGATAGAATTGGCCCAGCAGTTGAAAAACTTAAAGCTATTATAACAGCTAGTCCTCCAGCTTTCACAGTTATACCAAGAGAAGATTCAGATGCTAAATTATCTAAAATATGGCGTTTGATACTTGGTTATTGCTGGGAGTTGTCTAGCGGTGACGTTCATATGAAGCAAGCAATACATGATTATGCAGTAACTGGATTAGGATATTTATATGCTTATGTTGATAATGAATCTGATTTCGGTAGGGGCGATGTCAAGTTCACAAGTGTAAACCCGTTTCGTGTCTATGTCCCACCATCATCTAGGGACAGGTTTTTCGATGATGCTGATAGTATCATATTGTCTACTATACTAACTGAAGAACAAGTGCTTCGCCTCTATCCGGAATTAGGGCCTCAATTAGACCCTGAAACAGGAGAGATGGTAGAAGGTTTAATAAAAGATATAAGTACACACTCAGATGAAGATTATCCTTCTCCTCAAAATAAAAATAGTATTTATACCGTATATCCAGATGCTTCAAAAGATTTAGACTATGGACAAAGCGAATATTATCAAGTATTAGAAAGATTTTTTAAGACTAAAGTACCATTTTACAGAATAGCTGATATGCGAACACAGGAAGAGCAAGTATTAAGTGAACCTGAATTTCAAATGTTTTTAGCTGAAAATCCTGATGTTTTTGAAAGCGGATTGATGGAATATGAAGAAGTTTTACAAAATAGAGTTGCAGTTATAGCAACTGTAGGTCAAATAGTGTTATATGAATCTATATTAAATATAGATATATATCCTATTATACCATTGCCAAATGTATATACTGGAACACCATATCCTCGTTCTGATGTTGCTAGAGCTAGACCAATGCAAAGATTATTAAATAAATTATGGTCTTTAGCTATATCTCATGCTCAAGCATCAGCAGGTCTTAAATTATTAGTTCCTTTAGGTAGTGTAGAAAATATTGGAGACTTAGAAAGAGATTGGGCTAATCCTAATGCTGTAATAGAAGTAGATAGTTCTCAAGGAGAACCACATTATCCATCTCCTACTCCATTAGCTGCTGAATTTTATCGCTTAATACAAAGCGCTGAACATTATATAGATTTCACATTTGGTTTACCAGAATTAATGCACGGTTTTGCAGAACAAGCTCCAGATACAGTTAGAGGTACAGAAAAAATGGTATCATTAGGAGCAGAAAGACCAAAATCTAAATTAAGAGATATAGAATTTGGTATAACAAGATTAGGTAGAGTAATGTATGGACTTGGTAAAAGTCATTACTCATACCAAAAATTATTTAAGCTTGCACAGCCTAATAACGATTTAACAGAAGTAACTGTTAATTTGTATGATGATGTTAGTGGAACTTTAATAGATATAGCAAAAGATAAATATAATGTTAATCAGCATGATGTGTCTATAGCTCCCGGTTCTACATTACCTACAAGTAAATGGGCTGAGTATAATGTATATCTAGAAGCATTTCAATTAGGAATTGTAGATAGAGAGGAAGTTTTGAAAAAGAATCCAGAAATATTTGATAAAGAAGGAATATTGCAAAGAACTGGAGAAATACAACAATTGCAAAACATGGTACAGCAATTAGAAGGACAAGTAAAAGATTTGCAGGGTGACTTGCAGACCGCTCGAAGAGAGTCGGTGGCAGATAGGAAGAGGGTTGAAGTTGAAAAATTTAAATCCAAACTTACTAATGTCGAAACGGATGCTAAAGCAAATAACAAAGTGCAGGCTGAAAGGCTTGCCGGAGCAGTGAAGCTCGCAGCTGAGAAATCCAAAAATGTAATGGGTTCTGCTCCAGAAGCTGGCGAGACATTGTAGAAAGGAAAATAACATGGAACAAGCTGAAGCAATACAACCTACCGAAGAACAAGTCGTAGACGATGTTTTAGGTAGTGGTGACGGTATGTCTGATACCTTTTTTGAGGATGATGCCACACAAGAAGAAGATGTTCTGGGATTTAATGAAGTTCCAGAAAGTAATGCTCAAGATTTGACTTCGCAACAGCAGACAGATTGGGAACAGGAAGCACGTAAGTTCCAATCGCTTTATGACAAAGCCCAGTCTGAAAATGACAAATATAAAGGTGTCATGACTGCCTTAGCGGAGAAGCAACTTCAAGAGCAGGGTTATGGTGATGGTGTCAATCAGAATAGCAGTTCAGAACCTTCGCTGTCCGAGGATGAGTTTAATCCTTGGGACGCATACTACAAACCGGATTCAGCTTCATATAAGTATAGAACAGCTCAAGAACAGCGTTCTGTAAGTGAAGCAGTTAATCAGCAACTTGGTCAAATGAATGAGCAAATTATGATTAATAATACGGTTAGCGAATTGAAGAACAAATACAAATTGAATGAAAATGAAGTCAATCAATTTATGGAATTTGCTACAAGACCAACAGAACAGTTATCTCTTGACACTTTAGTCAAGGTATGGCGTAGTTCTACTGGAAATGTAAAAAGACCTGAAGTTCGCAATTCGGTAGAGGCTGCGAAAGCAGCTAAACAAGCACCACGCAGTCCGGGCGCTTTACAAGGAGCTCCCCCAGCAGTCAAAGATGAATTTGATGAAATGTGGGATGGAGTAAAGAACGCCGGAGGCATGGGAAGCAGATTACCTTAATTAAATAAAGAAAGGAAAGCATAATGGCTACAAGTGCAGCTGGCTATATTCGAGGCCAGATTTCAAGTGCTGATATGGCGACAACTGCCGGTAATAGTCATGCTTCGGCTCATGGGGCAACCCCAGATAGTAGGCGAATGTATGACTTTAGCGATAGAGTCGCTGAGTTAGCCCCAGAAGAATCTCCTTTTTTTGTATATCTGAGTAAAATAGCAAAAGTACCTACTTCTGACCCAGTATTTAGGTTCCTAGAAAATCGTAGTAAAATTGATTGGACAAATCGTTCACTATATGCTGATAGCGCTTTAGGCTCATTATCAGCTGGTGTTTCTGGTATTATCAATTTTGATGATGGTTCTGGAGCCAATGTTGATTGGTTAGTTCCGGGTATGGTTGTTGCTGTTGAAGTGGTTGATGGAAAATCTCAAGCAGTATTTCGCTTAGATTCAGTTTCTGTTAATTCAACTGAAACAGTTTGTGATGTTACTTGTATGAGCGTTGGTAACTCCTCTGAGAGTGGTTATAACGCTGTTGCAGATGGTGACAAAGCACAGATTATTGGTACTGCATTTGCTGAAGGTTCGGGTTCGCCAGATGTCTGGTCTAAATCATTAGAAGACGATTACGGCTATACTCAAATCTTTAAAACAGCAGCAGAAATGACCAATACGTCAATCGCTACTAATTATAGAGGGTATGCAAACGAATGGCAAAGAATCTGGAATCTTAAACTAAGAGAACATAAGGTTGATATAGAAAGAGCAATGTTATTTGGACAGCGCGGAAGACAAAGTGGCGTTCAAAGTACAGAAGGTCTTGCAGGACATATCATCGTAAACCGTCAAGCACAATCACCCGGCTCTATTTCATATAGTTCCGGAGCTCCGTATTTTGCGGCAGCAGCTTCTTCTTCGGTAACGTATGATACGTTTTTAGGAGACTTTGAAGTATTATTTGACCCAGCACGTGGTGGAAGTAATAACAAACTTGCTCTAGCTGGTTTACCTGTTATCTCTTATCTAAACAAAGTTGGAAACAATAGTTTCATTGATGTGTCTCTTGGTGACCCTGACGATACAGGAAATCGTTATAACTTCCAAGCTTCACAAAGAGATGGCTCTTTTGGACATAAAATCATGCAATTGAATACTGTTCATGGAGATTTATCTATTGTTCGTGAGCCATTGTTCCGTGGAATGTCAGCAGGTTTCTTACTGTTGGCTGATATGGGTCAATTAGCTTATAGACCTTTGGTAGGTAATGGATTAAATCGTGATACTCATGTAATTACTAACGTACAACAAGCTGATGAAGACCTTCGGAAAGATATGATTCTTACTGAAGCAGGTCTGGAAGTAACAATTCCAGAAACTCATATGTTGTATTCGTTCACTGACTTGAATTAGGAGGGTTGAATAATGCGTAGTGATTATATAGAACAAAATAGTGGTAGGTCTGATTTTAAGAAAAAAATACGCCACGTCAATGCTGCTTTAACATTAACAGCAGAAGACTCAGGAAGTGTTTTTATGATTAATCAGGCTTCAGCTTATGCTATCACATTACCAGAATGTGCTTCTGACGATAATAAATTAATGGGCTGGAATGCCGAATTTATTCTTGGTACAGTAGCATCTAATGCTGTAACTGTGCAAGTTACCGATGATGATGGTGACAATATGCATGGTCATGGTATTGATGGTGAAGATGGAGCAGCTCAAACAGTTTCTGAAGGAACTGGTTTTGATGTACTAACTTTTATTAGTGGTGCAACAAAAGGAGATAGAGCTTCTATCGTTTGTGATGGAGACAGTTATTATGTCTTCAGTTTAGCGGCTGATAAAGCACATATCACATTTAGCTAATCTTAAGTTTGAGAGGTAATAGCTCAATATACAGATTGAATATGGTGGGGCGGGAATTATCCCGCCTCACTAAAAAAGTAAGGGAAAAAAATGGCATCATATAATTCATCAAATACAAAAACAAAAGTTTTTATTCATAATGCTAACCCGGGAACTCAAGGTGATTCTTCAGGGATGGCAAAAGAGATTTATGATTATATCGTTGGTTTAGATAGTACAAATAATGCAATATTATCTGTATCGCATTGTCGTTTAAATGGCGATAGAATTTTAACGCTTATTGTAGCAGGTTCTTAATGAAAGAATGTATACATTGTGATGAGCCAAATCCAGAAGGTTGGTTCTATTGTCGTTCATGTGGAAATAAAGCATCGGACCCTCTGTATACAACTCAAGTTATTGTAAGAGACAGCGGATGGGCTACTGCAATACGCAAAGATTTAGTTGGTTTTTCTACTACTACAATGGAAGATAGTGTGAAATCAATAGAAAATAATATAATAAAAGAAAATTCCAAGATATGGAATGAAAGAGCAAAAAAAGCTTGGAGACAAGGAGATTAGTATGCCAAAAGTAGGTGGTAAAAAATATTCTTATACAAAAAAAGGTAAAGCTGCAGCAGCTAAAGCTAGAAAGAGAATGAAAAAACGTGGAAAAAAACGGTAATTCTAGTTGGCCTAATATAGATTCAGTTGATATGACTGATTTTGATTTTGGAGAAGATTATTTTAATCCAAAATTTATTGTAGCTATTGAAGCATTAGAAGAGATAGCTTCAGCAGGTGAACAAGCTAATCCTGCCGCTCTTGTCAAAATAGCCGAAAAAGCATTAAGGGGTTAATATGGCAACATTAAAAGTTAAAATACAAGAGGATATAATTCTTGGAAACCAAGATTATGGCTCTAAAAGAACATTAGAAATATCTAGCATTGATGAAATATATAAAAGAGTTGTTACTTGTCCAGCTAGTCAAACTACAACTATTGCAGTTTTTAATTCTAATGCATACGGAGCAGCTGGGGCTGTTGATATTGAAGATTCAAAATATATTAGAGTTACAAATTTAGATGGTTCTAATTCAGTTGAGTTAGCTGTTGTTGGAGCAGCTACTCTTTATCAAGTAAAATTAGGTGCTGGTGAAAGTCACATTCTTGGAAGTGCAGATGACTTAATGTTGTCAGAAGCTGATACAAGTCCAAGTTTTGGAACTATGGCTGATTTAGGCAGTATACAAGTAAATCCCGGTGGTAACGCAGTAAGCGTTGAATTATTTATAGCGAGTGCATAATGGCTACTTTTGAAGCACAGGTAGAAGGTTTAACAAGTCTTTCAATAGATGGAAGTAGTGCTCCTACGCAAACTGAATTAACTCAGTTTCTTACAGATGGCGCTAAAGAAATAATAAATGTATTACCAGAAAATCTTTTAAATCTGTGCACATCTTCTGTTAGTTTTACTTCTGGTAGTGCTAGTACTTTAAATACTGGAAAAATATCAAATGTAATGAGAAGTGATGGGGATATTAGTCAGCCTTGTCGTGATGTACCTGCAATATATAAAGGTAGATATTCAGACCCTGACGATATGAATTATGCTACAGTTACAGACCCTATTTATTATATTGAAAATAATTCATTAGATGTATTACCTGCTGGTGGTTCAGTAACATATTCTGAAGTTCAATATCCAACAGTATCTTATAGCGATTCTGCTATAGCAGTATTTCCTGATGAAGCTGAGTATTTAGTACCATTGTATGCTTCTATAAAATCATTACAAAATGTTTTAGGTAGTAAATCATCTAATACTGATATTACTACTGCTCTTACTGCTATTAATACTGAAATGGATGAAACTCAGGCAGTATGTGATAAAATAGACGCAGATTTGGTCTTAGCAAAAGCAGAAGTTGTACTAGCTAAAACTGAAGCGGCTGAACTTGCCATACAAACTGATAATGGTGGTGATTTTGAAACTGCTTGCGATGCAATGGCAACAGAGTTAGCTAAGGTTGATAATATTATCGTAGAAGCAAGCGCTGAGTTTG